TGAATTCTGTTTCACAATGAGAAAGGTTGTTAATAGCGACCCGAGCAGAATTAATATCATTCGTGATATTTTAGTAAGACATAGAAAAATTATAGTTTTCTATAATTTCAACTATGAACTCTCTCTTTTGAGAGAATTAAAAAGTGAAGTCGCCCTAGCAGAATACAATGGTCATAAGCATGAAGATATTCCAATAGCCAATAGTTGGATTTATCTTGTGCAATACATTTCCGGATCAGAAGGATGGAATTGCATTGAAACTAACACTGTTGTGTTTTACTCTCTTCATTATTCGTATCGAATGATGACTCAAGCAGCTGGTCGGATTGATCGTTTGAATACGCCATTTGCTATCTTATATTATTTTTATATAAGATCGGCATCTTATATAGATACCGCTATCATGAAATCTTTAAAAAATAAAAGAAATTTTAATGAATCCACAATTGGTTTTAAAAGGGAGACAAATGAGGGTAGGTTTGATTCAACAAAGAGCAGTTAGATATAGTGAATGGACATGGGAAATTAGAATTCGAACTAATGAAAACCTTTCTAAAAAATGGAGTGAAATTCAGAAGGAACCCAAAATGCCAAAATGTACTCTTCGTGCCATATCTTTGAAGGTTGAAAAATTATTTCCTAAGTATTCAAAAATTGCAGCTATACTAATAATTGCTAAAGAGGATGAAGATTTAGTTTTTGAATTTAAGCCAAATAATCCTTCGTAAAAAAAACATGTGTTATAATAGAGAAGAGAGGATGTCTAAAGACATTCTTTCTTTTTTTTGCTTGGGAGCGAAAAATGGAAAGCAAATTTCAATCTGATTTAATAAAAGACATTAAAGATTTATTTCCTGATTGTATTATTTTAAAAAATGATCCCAACTATCTTCAAGGATTTCCAGATTTATTAATTCTCAATGGTAATAGATGGGCAGCATTAGAAACTAAAAGAAGTTCAAAAGAAAAGCATCAACCAAATCAGGATTATTATGTTGAATTAACTTATAGTATGTCATATGGTAGTTTTGTATATCCTGAAAATAAGGAACAGGTGTTAGATGAACTTCAACAAGCACTCTGATTTGGAAGATCAACATGCTTTTCTAGGTGGAAGCAAATATCATTGGGTTAACTATGACGAGGATAAGCTTGATTCAGCTTATCTTAAATTTATGGCAATTGAAAAAGGAATTCAATTACACGCTCTTGCTAAAAGTTTAATTGAATTGAGTGTTAAATTACCTAAATCTAAAAGATCTTTCAACCAGTATGTTAATGATGCTATTGGATATAGAATGATCCCTGAGCAAACACTATTTTATTCTTATAATGCTTTTGGAACGGCAGATGCTATTTGTTTTCGAGAAAGTCTTTTAAGAATACACGATTTAAAAACTGGTGTCACTGCTGTATCAATGCGCCAGTTAGAAATCTATTCAGCATTATTTTGTTTGGAATATAATGTAAATCCAAATGAAATAGGAATAGAATTAAGAATATATCAAACTGATAATGATGTTGTTGTTCATAACCCCCTGCCCGAAGATATTAGTTATATCATGGATAAAATAATTCTTTTTGATAAAAAGATTGATAAACTTAAAAAGGAGGAGGAGCGATATGGCTAGAGATTTAAAGCATTATGGCACTCCTCGTCATTCCGGCAGATATCCTTGGGGATCTGGTGATACACCCAATCAAAGAGGTGAGGATCTTCTAGGTTATGTGAGTGAGATGAAAAAAAGGGGTATGAGTGAAGTCGATATTGCTAAGAGTCGAGGATTAAATAGTAGTCAGCTTAGGGGTTTAATATCTATTGAAAATAATAGAAGAACCGCAGAACGAGCAGCGATGGCTTTTCGATTAAAAGAAAAAGGATATTCGTATGCGGCTATTGGAAAAAGAATGGGGATTAGTGATCATACTGTAAAATCTTTACTTGATCCTGCTACTACAGAAAAGAATAAAATTACAGAAAATATTGCTAATTCCCTAAAGGAAGAAGTAAATGAGAATAGATATGTTGATGTTGGAGTTGGTGTTGAAAATTGGCTAGGAGCTAGTGGCACAAGGAAAGATGTGGCTCTAGCTCTACTTAAAGAACAGGGTTATAATGTTTATACATTTCCGCAAGAGCAACAAGGAACTGGAAAATATACATTAATGAAAGTTTTAGCTCCCCCGGGAACAACAAAACAAGACGTTTTGAGAAATCGGGATAGAATTAAAACAATTGGCATAAATAGTGATGATGGTGGAAGAACTTTTAATAATCAAGGTCCTCCGGTTTATATTGATGGAAAGCGAGTATCTGTTAATTATCAATCTAATAAAGATGGTGTTATTGAACTTCGTCGCGGTGTAGAGGATATCTCCTTAGGGAATAAAAAATATGCCCAGGTTAGAATCGGAGTAGATGGCGATAAATTTATGAAGGGTATGGCCATGTACAGCGATGATATTCCTGAAGGATATGATATTGTTTATAATACAAATAAAAAACGAGAAGATGCAGATAAAGTTTTTAAAAGTATAGAAACCGAGGATCCAGAATATCCATTTGGCTCTGTTGTTAGACCGAAGTTTTATTTAGATAAAGATGGAAATAAAAAACAGTCTCCATTAAATATAGTTGGTTCAAAGGAAGGTGCCGGTGAAGAGGGAGCTTGGAATGAATGGTCTAAAAACATATCCTCCCAAGTTCTTTCTAAACAAACTCCAGCCCTCGCAAAGAAACAATTAAAATTGGCTTATGATTTAAAAAAAGAAGAATATGATGAAATAATGTCATTGACTAATCCCGCTGTGAAGCAGGCACTTCTCGGTCCATTTGCGGATGAAGCAGATGCAGCGGCAGTCCATTTAAAGGCAGCGGCTCTTCCTGGTCAATCATCAAAAGTTATTTTGCCTATTACCTCTTTAAAGGAAAAGGAAGTTTATGCTCCAGGATATGTAACAGGAACTCAATTAGCCCTTATTCGTCATCCACATGGTGGAATTTTTGAAATTCCAGAAGTAACAGTAAATAATAATAACAGAGAGGGAAAAAGAATTCTTGGAGATGCAAGTGATGTAATAGGAATGCATCCTAATGTTGCTAAAAAGTTATCTGGAGCTGATTTTGATGGAGACACAGTAATAGCAATTCCAAATAAAGCTGGTCATATTCAAACTGCAAAAGGTTTAATCGACTTTGATCCCAAATTAGCTTATCCATATTATGAAGGTATGAAAGTTATGGATAAGCGTAAAAAACAAATAGAAATGGGAAAAATTTCTAATCTTATTACAGATATGACCATAAGGGCTGCAAAGCCCGAAGAAATAGTAAGAGCTGTTCGGCATTCAATGGTTGTTATTGATTCTGAAAAGCATAAATTAAATTATCTTCAATCATATTATGATAATGGTATACCTCAGTTAAAGAAAAGATATCAAGGAAAAGAAACTTCTGGTGCATCAACGCTTATATCAAGAGCTGGTGCTACAGTGCGTGTTAATGAAAGAGTAGAAGTAAGACCTAAAAAGGGCGATCCCAGTTATACTGGTGATAAAGAATATGTAGAAACAGGGCGCACCTATTTTAAAACAAAATTTGTAAAGGATCCTATCACTGGAAAAAAGATTTATCTTCAGGGTGAAGGAAAGTTCCTTCCTAAACAAATAAAATCTACTCGAATGGCTGAGGAAAGGGATGCGTTTAATTTATCTTCGGGAACTCGAATTGAAAAAGTTTATGCAGAGCATGCTAATGCTTTAAAAGCTTTAGCTAGAAAAGCAAGAGTATCTTTGAATAATACACCAAGTATGAAATACTCCCCCTCTGCTAGAAAGATTTATGACAGAGAAGTTGAATCTTTGAAATCTCAATTAAGACTTGCCTATAAAAACAAGCCCCTAGAAAGACAAGCTCAATTGATTGCTGCCAGGATAGTCCGTGCCAAACGCAGAGCAAACCCCAGTATGGATGAAGATGACTTTAAAAAGATTAAAGGTCAAGCGTTGATTGATGCAAGACTTAGAGTTGGTGCTAAGAAAGATAAAATAACAATTACAGACCGGGAGTGGGAAGCGATTCAAGCTGGGGCTGTTTCCCATAATGTTCTTGTAAACATACTTAAGAATACTGATTTAAAAGAAGTCAAACAAAGAGCAATGCCTAGACTTTCTACTCCACTATCAACAGCTAGAACTTCACGTGCACGTGCAATGAGGAATGAAGGACATACTTATGCTGAAATAGCAGATGCTTTAGGTGTTTCACAATCTGTTCTACAAGAAGTTCTTGGGTAAGAAAGGATTGTAAAAGATGAGCGATAATAATCTAAACAATGAATCTCTTAACGATAGTATGTTAACAACAATCGACAATCCTTTCAGTCCATTCACACAGTTTGATGAATGGTTTGCATTTGACAGTGAAAAGGGCTATGATACTTGTAATTACTTAGCTCGCATTGCTAAGACTTCAGATGAGTTAAGTGATGAAGATAATGAATTAGCCATTACCCGCGCTATAAATGAGATTGTTGAATTAAATATTTTAGGAATTTATAAAAAAGTAACTCCTGATGATTATAAAGATCAAGCTGAAATATCTAAATAATATTTAGAAATTATATCGACCGGGGGGGGTACTCGAAAAAATACCCCCCCTTAAAAATCGCGCGG